TCCTATCCCACATCCTTCTCCGGTCAATCGACAGTGGAACGATAAAAACTTCGAAGAAAATGTAATTAGGGATTTACAAGACAATCTAATTACGGTACAATCTAAAGATCAATTAAATATGGATGTTGCTATGAAATACAGTGAAGATCGTATTCTTTATGAACTCGAAGAATATATCCAGGGTACATACGATAAGCACTACTCCAAGAACAAGTTTCAGGCTACTGAGTTCATTATCGATTCTGGACATGGCATGGGCTTCTGTCTGGGTAATGTAATGAAGTATGCTCAGCGGTATGGAAAGAAAGGTGGCCGCAACCGCGATGACCTTATGAAGATCGCACACTATGCGATTATGGCTATGCATGTGCATGATTTGGAAGAGGATAATATGAATGCAAGCGAATAATATGCTCGAAGTGATGCAAAACTTCGGGTCAATTAACCAAAACATTGTCTTTAAGAAAGGTCGAACTCTTCGTACTGTATCTGAAGCCCGAAACATTCTGGCTAATATTGAGCTGGATGAAGAGATTCCTCTCGACTTTGGTATCTATGATGCACAGGAACTCGTACGTGTTATGAGTCTGGTTGATGATGCCGAAATCGAATTCGATCAAGACTACCTATCTCTATCTGGTAATGGTTCCAGTATCAAGTATTTTTACTCTGAGATTGATATGCTGACCCAGCCACCAGAAACCCTGATCACTATGCCTAAACCTGATGTAACATTTACCCTTACTGCTGATATGCAGAATAAATTGAAGCGTGCATCTGCTGCTTTAGGACATAAACAGATCTCTATCAGCTCCGATGCTGACAAGGTAAAACTTACAATTACTGATACGAAGAATCAGACTGCTAATCTATTTAGTGTCAAATTGGATGACGGCGTGGTTAACTCTGTACTTCCACCTAATCTGAATATCAATATTGATAATTTGAAACTGATGCAAGGTGACTACAATGTAGAAGTTTCGAATAAACTGATCAGCCGATTCACCCATGCTGATCGCAACCTCCAATACTTTATCGCTCTAGAAAATAAATAGAAGGAAATATTTCTAATGAATAACGAAGAATTCAACGAACTTGGTATGAAAGTTGGTCGCTCTACCGTAGCTATTATTGATGCTATTGTACAGCGTGGTGCATTCAAAGGTGAAGAACTGTCTACGGTCGGTCAGCTACGTGATCAGGCTATCCAGATGATTCAAGAACTGGAAGCTCGTCAGGAAGAAGGCGAAGTTGAAACAGTAGAAGCACCAGCTGATACCGGGAAGAAAAAGTAATGAGTGAGTGGACTGACGAATATACGTTGGAACGCATTACTTACGATCCGGATGGTGAAGTAGATAATCGCGTTTACCATACCTTCAAGGCTGAAGAACTGTCTGAGCTTCTTGATCACTTGTCGTACTTCTTGCAAGGTTGTTCCTACACATACGTAAATGGCTTACAAGTCTCTAAGGAATAATCTGTTTACATTAACCTCTAACTGTGATACAATCCAACCTTTACTAATGAAGTAGGATACTATATAATGAAAGATGATTTTCTCTGGGTAGAAAAATACCGTCCAAAGAAGATCGAAGATTGTATTCTTCCAGAGTCACTACTTGATACCTTTAAACAAGTAGTGGCTTCTGGAGACCTTCCCAACATGTTGCTTACAGGTACTGCCGGTCTTGGTAAGACTACGGTAGCTAAAGCACTGTGTAATGAACTGAATCTGAATTGGATTCTGATCAACGGTTCTGAAGAAGGTAACATTGACACTCTTCGCAATAAGATTAAGCAATTTGCTTCAACCGTATCCTTGACTGGTGGATACAAAGTAGTTATTCTAGATGAAGCTGACTACCTTAATGCACAGTCTTTCCAGCCTGCTCTCCGTGGGTTTATCGAAGAGTTCTCCAGTAACTGTCGATTCATTCTTACCTGTAACTTCAAGAATCGTATCATCGAACCACTACACTCTCGTTGTGGTGTATATGAATTCAATACCAATAAGAAGATGCTTGCCGAACTGTCTATGCAGTTCATGAAGCGTTTGACCTGGATTCTTGATCAGGAGAATGTTACATATGATAAGAAAGTTCTGGCTGAACTTATTATTAGGTTTGCGCCTGACTGGAGGCGTGTTATTAATGAGTGCCAGCGCTATAGTCTTAGCGGTAGTATCGATACTGGCATTCTTAGTCTTCTTTCCAATAATTCTGTTTCTGATCTTATCGGATATCTTAAAGCTAAAGACTTCAAGAAGATGAGAACATGGGTAACCAACAACATAGATACTGACGCTTCCGGAATCTTTCGGAAGATTTACGATACTATGTACGACACTATCCAGCCTAACAGTATTCCCCGTACTGTTCTAATCCTTGCTGACTACCAGTACAAGAATGCTTTTGTGGCTGACCATGAACTGAATGTTGTAGCTTGCTTAACAGAACTAATGGCGGAGGTAGAATGGAAATGAAGCACGAACTAACACTGTACACCCAGACCAACTGTGTATATTGTGATATGATGAAAACTAAGTTAGACCAATGGGGTTACAGGTATAACTCGGTTAACATCCAAGAGGATGCTGCTGGTAAGACATACGTACTTTCTGAAGGTCATAGAACAGTACCACAACTCTACTACGGTAAGACCCATATTAATCCTAACATTAATACTGAAGAATACACACAAAAAATTCTTGAGCAGTATATCGGTCACCTGGATGACGTTAAATGAGTCCATTCCAGTTTGTCCGTGCTATTAACAGCAACAAGAATCTAATTAGAGATGATCTGGATGAAAAGTCCTATCTTCCCTATATGATTAACCACAGCTTTTCCTACTTCTCTGACACCGTACTTCTGGCTAATGAGATGAACCTTAACCACCATCTTGACAATAAGCTTCAAAACGACTTTTTTATAAATACTATTAGAAAGAATCCTAAGCGCTTTTCCAAATGGAACAAAGTAAAGCACGATGGTGATTTTGAAGCGGTGAAAGAATATTATGGGTATAGTAATGAGAAAACTCGTTCTGCTCTTTCACTACTTTCTACTGAACAAATAGATATAATTAAGAAGAAGGTAGATCATGGTGGAAGAAAAGGAAAACGCGCCGGTTGAATGGTCGCCTCAGGACATGCTCGAAATTACACTTAATGAGCCAGACGATTTCCTGAAGGTCAAAGAAACGCTTACTCGTATCGGCATTGCATCTCGTAAAGATAAGAAGCTTTACCAGTCGTGCCATATCCTGCACAAGCAAGGCCGATACTTTATCACACACTTTAAAGAATTGTTTTTGTTGGATGGTAACAAGTCAACACTCGAACTGACTGATATCCAAAGACGAAATACGATTGCAACCCTACTATCTGACTGGGGTCTGTTGACGATTGTTAACACTGATCGAGCAAATGACACAGCACCGCTTCGTCAGATTAAAGTTCTTCCATTCAGAGAAAAGAATGAATGGGAGCTACTTCCGAAATATAATATCGGTAGATAATAGATCGGAAGCAAACTGAACTTATCTTTCCGCTCAGCGTAGAGATAAACAATATAAATATTAGTGGATGCCAATAATGGGTCCATATTTCTTGCTTTAATTAGGAGAATTCAGATGACAAATAATCAAAAGTTCGCTCGCTTTCCTCGTGCCGCATTCGTAGGTTTTGACCACATCTTCAACGAACTTGAAGAAATGACCAAGCACGCTACAGACCATTATCCTCCGCATAATATTATTAAAGATGAAGATATGAAGTATCGTATCGAAATCGCGACTGCGGGTTTCAAGGAAGAAGAGCTTTCGGTAGAATTAAAAGATGGCGTACTGCATGTCAACGGAGACCACGAACCTCGTGGCTTGAACTTCGTTCACAAAGGTATTTCCACCCGTAAGTTCCATCGGTCTTTTAGACTGTCTGAATATACACAAGTTACAGGAGCTTCTCTGGAGAACGGTATTCTAGCAATTCATTTAGAAGTCGTTCTGCCCGAAGAGAAGAAGCCTCGCAAAATTGAAATCAATAATCACAGCGAGGTAACAAACAATGCTGAACTTCTTACGGAAAATGGGTAACGGACTTATCGAATCCAGAATGAACTCTGCTTACTACGGTGTAGCGAGTTATATCCAACGCGAATATAACACTGGTATGCCTACCGGTGAATTAGTTGACATGTTGAGAAAGGATGGATACGATGCAGTCATTTCTAAAATCCGCTAAATCTTGGTTTGCTAAACAAGCCCAACGAGCCGCAATGTCTGAGGAAGAAAGATACCTTTCCGACTCGATTGACCTTGTAGACTTTGAAGCACGCCAACAGAAGATCATGTACAACCAGGCACCCTACCAGATTAATGGTAGACATTGGCTGGACTCACGTTCATATCAGTAAATCAGAAAGGGTGGCTTCGGTCACCCTTTTTTACTTAGAGGACTCAATGACTATACTACTACGATGGTGGTCGATTAAGACCAAACTAATCAGCTGGCACACAGCACACCTCTGGAGCCAACTTAGAATCAAAGTAAATCTCCACAACGTAACCCAAAAAACATTCCAATTTTTAAACTCAGTACCAGGAATTTTTTAGTTTACTTTTCGGCGCAGATGAAGTACAATACGATATTCTACTAAGAAAGGTAAGCTATGAGTTTCTATACTTCTGTCGACGTATACGGTGACAATATTGTCTACCGTGGATATGATGACGATGGCAACCAAGTTGCATACAAGCAAAAGTTCGAACCTACCATGTTTATTAAGTCCCACGTGCCTACTGGCTGGACTACCATGGAAGGCGAATATGTTAAGAAACACCCACTCACATCCCCTAATCATATGTACAACTGGGTATCCCAGAAGCAATCTACTTCCGGAGAACGCTATTGGGGGTGTGATCGTTCGGTTATCCAGTACCTTCAGGAAATGTATCCGGATGAAATTCAATTCGATCAGTCTGTAATCAATACGGTCAACTTGGATATCGAAGTGTACTCTGAAGATGGATTCCCGAATGCTGAAGACGCTGCGCACCCAGTAACCGCCATTACTCTTAAATCATCCCGTGAGGATGTGTATCATGTTTGGGGTATGGGTAAGTATGATGCTAACTTATCCCCACACAAGCATCTTAAGATCGACTACCAGCAGTACGATACAGAAGAAGAACTACTCAAGTCCTTCCTCCACTTCTGGGCTAACAACCAGTATGGATATCCTGATATCATTACCGGCTGGAACGTTCGCTTCTTTGATATTCCGTACCTGTACAATCGTATCTCTAAGTTGATGCCTGGTCACCAAGACAAGATTTCTCCTTGGGGAGTAGTTCGTAAAAAGCAGGTACAGTTCAAAAGCCGTAACATGAACCAGTATATGATTGTCGGGATCAGCCAGCTGGACTACTACGATTTGTTCCAGAAGTTTGCATACAGCTTTGGACCACAGGAAAGCTACACGCTGAATCATATTTCCCATGTAGTACTTGGTGAAGAGAAACTGTCATATGAGGAGTATGGTTCTCTTCGTAACTTGTATAAAGAAAACCATCAGCTGTACATCGACTACAACATTAAAGACGTTGAGCTGGTAGATCGTATGGATGATAAGCTTGACCTAATTGGTCTGGCACTTACAATTGGATACAAAGCCGGTGTTAACTTTACCGATGTGTTCGGTACTACTGCCATATGGGATTCGATTGTCTATCGTGAGCTAACTAAGAAGAACATCGCTGTACCACCCATGCACAACCGTGAAGAACAAGCTCAGGTTGATGCCAGCTTTGTTGGCGGCTACGTCAAAGAAGTCAAACCTGGTATGTACAACTGGGTCGTATCGTTTGATCTTAATTCACTGTATCCTAACATCATCGCACAGTGGAACATGTCTCCTGAAAAGCTTCTCAAGACCCCAGACTCTCGACTCATCGATGATGTTGACCACTACCTCAAACATGAGAATCCTATCCATCCGGCACAACTATCTCGAAACTGCTCCATCGCAGCTAACGGTACTATGTACAAGAATGATTCTCAGGGTGTATTTCCTTCCATCGTTGTTGACTACTACTCTGAACGTAAGGAAGCTAAGAAGGGTATGCTAGATGCCAAGCGGCGCTATGAGAAGGATAAAGGTAATAAAGACATCGAACGTGAGATTGCACGGCTTGAAAACAAACAGTGGGCTATTAAGATTCTTCTCAACAGTCTGTTCGGTGCTATTGGTAACAAGTGGTACCGATACTTCGATCGTAGCATGGCAGAAGGCATCACCAAGAACGGTCAGTTCGTCATTAAGTGGTGCGAGAAGAGGATCAACGCCGAACTTAACAGTCTACTAAAGACCGAAGACGAAGACTATGTTATTGCCATCGACACTGATTCGGTCTATGTCAACTTCGATCCGTTCGTCCAGAAGATGAATCCGAAGAATCCATTAGAGTTTCTGAACAAAGTCTGCGCCGAGCACTTCACGCCAATGTTCGAAAAAGCGATGGAAGAGCTACATCAGCGTATGAACTCTTTCGATAACCGTATGGCTATGGATCGTGAAGTCATCGCCGACCGTGGTACCTTTATTGCCAAGAAGCGATATATCCTCAGCGTGCTGGACAGTGAAGGTGTTCGTTTTGAAGAGCCAAAGCTCAAGATGATGGGTATTGAAGCCATCAAGTCTTCTACCCCACAGATAGTACGAGAAGCATTCCGTGACTGCTTCAGGCTGGTCATGGGTGGTACTGAGCAAGAACTGCAGGACTACGTATCAGACTTTCGTACCAAGTTCTTTACCCTTCCACCAGAAGAAGTATCATTCCCTCGTGGTGTTACAAAGCTGGAGAAGAAGGATAAAGGTACTCCCATCCACGTACGCGGGGCTATTAAGTACAACACTTATCTTGAAAAGCGGGGGTTGTCCAATAAGTACGAAAGCATTAAAGATGGTGAGAAGATCAAGTTCACCTATCTTCGTATGCCCAATCCGGTTGCCGAAAATGTTATCTCCTATCCCCAGGTTCTCCCAAAAGAGTTTGGGCTTCACAAGTACATCGACTATGACCAGCAGTTCCAGAAAACCTTTCTTGATCCTCTCAAGCTTATTCTCGACCCGATCGGCTGGTCTTCCGAAAAAGTTTTCACCTTGGATGCATTTTTCTAGTTTACAATTAGGCAGGAATGTGGTATAGTCGTAAGACTAACATAGGAGAATAGTATGTCTAAGACTAAGTTCTATATCGATCTTAAAGAAGGTCGTAGCAAGACAGAAACTAAAGAGTTCACCTCCAAGCAGGGTTACGATAAAGCTCTGGCTCGTATCCGTAAGGATAAGAAAGCTAAGATTGTAGAACACGGTAAATATGGTAGAAACGGCGAACGGGTAGCAGTTGATGATGGCCCACCAAAGCTTCTTGGTGCATTTGATACCGTTAACAGCCGAATGTCAGAAACAAAAACAGGGGTATTGGTACAGTCCAACTTTAATCCTAAAGTCAAAATGTATCAGAGTCGTTTGTACGGTGGTTTGTTCGATATGTATAAAGTTGTCGAACCAGATGGAACCACTACCCTATATGGTCAAGACATTGGTAGCCGGCAGAAAGATGGTACGTTTAAGACTACTGACGGTAGGCATTTTGATACCATGGGCTGGCCGATAACAAAGTAATGTACTCACTCACACTATTCAAAAACATTTACGACAACGATACATCGAAGCGGATGGACTTCGATACGTGGGAGCGGCTGGAAAAGCTGCTCTTCACGTTGTCAACACAGGAAGGACAGAAAGGTGGAAGTAATTCTTCTCCTCTTATTAGCCCTGCTATCTACAGATCCGCTTCGACTCGTGCTAACGACAATGTTCTGGGCTGGGGCAGTTGGTGTTGTGTTGATATTGATGAGTATGATGGCACTATCGATGATGTCCTAGAACACCTTAAATCGTACTACTACATCTGTTACTCTACTGCATCATCCAAGGAATACCACCCAAAATTCAGGGTGGTTTTTCCTTTGACTGGTGTGGTTGGTTCGGATAAGATCAAAGCCTTCTGGCATGCGATCAATGCACTCGTCTTGGATGTTGTCGATGCTCAGACCAAAGACTTGTCTCGTATGTACTACGTACCAGCCAAGTACCCAGATGCCTACAACTTCATCTTTAAAAATGAAGGCAAGCACATCAATCCGTTTGACCTAATGGCCAAGTATCCATACGTAGAAGCGACACGCAAGAAGAACTTCCTAAAGACTTTACCTGATGCTATCCAGCGTGAAGTAATTAGCTATAGGCGTAACCAGATGGAGAACATGGTTACATGGACTGGTTACAAAGACTGCAGCTTCTTCCCTAAGAAGTTAGCACAAGAGTATACTGGTATGGCACACATCGATGGCTCAGGCAGATATCAGAAGATGTATCAAATTATGGTAGCTATAGCAGGCAATGCATCAGAGGCTGGATATCCAATCACAGCCGAAGAGATTGTTGATCTATGTCGAGAGTTCGATATAGCCAATACTAACCTATATGAAAAACGACCTATGCTCAAAGAAGCTCAGAACGCATTGGAATATGCTATTAAGTGATATTTTGGTAACAGCCCCTAAAAAAAAGATTTTTAGGGGTTTACTTTTTTCGTAGAATGATTATATTACTCATATAACCAAACGGAGAAACAC